AATCGTACGAGAGGCCGAGCACCTCATTGTAGAAACGATCGCGCGGGTAGGTCTTGAGGTTCTGGATGATGTCGTCGTGCGAAATCCACGGCACCATGAGCTGCGGGATGCGGAAGCCCTCATAGGGTTTGGGGATCTGATTGATGATGTCTGGGTTCAGAGAAGCCCACTGCGCCATCGGATCCTTGGCATCGATGGGGCCGCCGCACTTGTCGCAGATGAGGCTCTTTGCCCCAATATGGTCCTCGGTGAGGATGTTCCAGTGGACCTTGGTGATCTTGCCGTCGCCCGTAAACATAGAGTGGGCGTGGCAGGGAACCACCCATTCGTTCTGGGTGGAGTACTGCTGCCAATAGGCCTCGATCGTGTTGTCGAGGCTCTTGGGCGTGCCAGAGAAGATGAAGACACCACCCTTGTGCGATTCACCGCCGATATTGATGACGGAGTGCGAAGCACACTGCTCGATAACGGGGATGTTGTCGGTGAGGATGTCCTGGAGCTCGTCGATGCAGATGATGTCCGCCGGGATGCCGCGGCAGCGGTCGGCGTTCATGAAGGCGTAGCGGAGAGTGATCTGGGAGCGGTTGATGAACTTCTTGAGGAAGACGTTGTCCGAGAGCTTGGTGGTCGTCCAGCTCTTCAAGAATGGACTAGTCTCGATCGGCTCCTTCAGACGGTCCTGCGAGAAGACCTTCGATTGTTGGTTAGTCGGCGAGACGTAGAGGCTGTTGAGGGCAGTGACGATGCAGGAGTAGGAAAGGAGCTTGTTGCCGAGCATGGTCGACTTCTCGACCTGTCGACCACACTTCAGCAGGGTCCGCTTCGATGAGGTGTCGTAGATCTGGCGGAGGTACTCGCGCTCGGCAAAGGAGTAGTTCTTGTAGGTCTGATGCTCCTTGTCCGGCATCATGATCGCGAATTCGGTGAACTCCGAAGGGAGCACCGAGACGAGATCCTGGAGGTCCTTGAAGTCCTGTGCTCCGTACTCGTTGCCAGGATCCGGCTCGTAATCCCACTCTTCCGGGAACTCGGGACCAGAGTAGAGACCCTCATGATCCAGCAGCATTACGCGACGCTCTCGGTCGCGTTGGTATGAGTGGAGATCCTCCACGATCTCGTAAGCCATTGCTCGATCCTAACAAAGTCACTAGGATTTTGCCATGCAACCCTCCCTCGCCTGGGTCCGAGAGTTCCATGCGTCGTTCAATAGAGCGGCTGACATCTCCTCGACGTACACCATCGAAGACACCGTCAACCCACTCATCAAGAATGTCATCTTCCATCTCAGAGAGCCACTCACTGGCGAGAACTACCGCCCCTTCCAGAACCTGGCGCACGGCTTCGCCAACGCGAATGACTGCGTCCTGCAGCGCATCTACAACCACCCAGACAAGCTGATCCTCGTCGTTGGAACGAAACGACGCCTCGGACCTGTTCAGCAAAAGAATCCTCTACTGAGCGATAAGCGAGGACCGTTCACCAACAGAGGTTAGCTCATGCAGATCAGGACGATTTGGGCCCCAGCAGAAGCCAACGACGAGATGCCCTGGCTCGTGGATGCCGTCGATGAATACACTATCGACGCAAATGACGGACTCCCGGAAAGCTACACCAACTCCTTGAAGCCAGGGTACAGAGAGCTCATCATCAACGTCTCGGACGAAGCTGTGTTGAAGATCTTCCGTGTTCCGGCCACCAAAGGAACCACTCAGGAGTAGCTCATGCTGATCGCAGGTGTGGATGAAGTGGGCCGTGGCGCTCTTGCCGGTCCCCTGGTGGCCGCGTGCGCTCTCTTCAAGTTCGACGGTCAGGTGACAATGTCCAACCCTCCCATTGAGGGCCTGGCAGACTCGAAGTCATTCGCGACCGAGAGGAAACGAGAGGAGGTGTGGAAGCGCATCCTGACGTCGCCGTTCCTCCTCGATTTCGGGTTGGGCGAGTGTTCGGTGGAGGAGATCAACGAGAAGGGCATCAACTGGTGCAACGACGTCGTCTTCCAACGCGCCATTGGTTGTCTCAAGCAGCCGCCCGATCTGATCTACGTGGACGGCGAGTATTCCATCCGTGGCTGGCCACTCGATCGGCAGAAGGTGGAACCGAAGGCGGATGCGAAGTACTGGCCCGTATCTGCGGCCAGCATCCTCGCCAAAGTCATCCGCGACCGGCTCATGAATGAGCTCGATCGGGAGTTTCCCAACTACGTGTGGGGGACAAACAAGGGCTACGGCTCGACGCTACACCAAGCACGTCTCAAGCTGAACGGGGCGACACCGCACCACCGCACTCAGTTCATCTCGAAGATCATCTCCCAAAAAGCTGGCTGACCCTCTGCCGGCTGCGGCCTGCCATCTTCGCCATCTCATCGGCGTCGGAGATGTTGGGCGAGCCGAACCCCTCGGCCTCTTTTGTGTAGCCCATCGCCTTGCCCTTCGCATGGATGGCCTTCAGGGCGCCAGAATCGTGGTGCATCTTCGCGAAGCCCAGGGCGATCCCGTAGTGCTTCTTGTCGGGAATGGGGTACTTGCCCTTGTGACCCTCTTCTTCTTTCTTGGGCTGAGCGAAGTCGGTGCGCTCGCTCTGGGTGAGCTCGTGCGCCATCTTTGCGAGTGCTGACCCTCCCAAAGACAGACCAGTACCGATAGCGCCTCCGACGAGTGCTCGTTTCCCCGCACGGAGTGCATAGCTCTTCTCGTCGGTCTTTTTTCCAAATGGAGTACTCAGGGCACCGGTAAGAGCTCCAGCCCCTCCAATAAGAGGAGCGATATCCCGAAACAGCCGCTTATTCGAATAAGCTGAGATCTTCTCAAACTCGTCGTAGAACCCATCCATGCGCGGCTCGAGGTAGCTCATGGGGTCTCCAGAAGTCGGTCTAGGGTGTCGAAGACGCTGGCGGCGAGATCGTCAGCGAGCGGGTTGTCTGCATAGCCCGTCACGCGGACTGCCCAGGAGCTCATCGAGACTCCCACGTTGCCGCTGCCGCACTCTGGGCACTGCCCTGATGCGAAGTCCCCAGCCTCCCCCCAGTAGCGGCACAGGGGCTGAGTCGAAGCTGTCGTTGTGCCTACGTCGCCTTGGAAACAGCGCCACACCTCATCGTGCTTCGCGGCTATCCGCTCCGGGTACTTGAAGCTGGCGAGCATCGCATCGCCCAGCTTGTCGCCGAAGGTCGGCAAGAGATCAGTCGTTCGGGGCCAGAAATGGTAGATGTAGCACCCATCTCTCTTGCCGACTTCGGCGACGTACTTTGGTCGCTCAACGCGGGTGTACTCGATCGCCTGCTCATATCCGCCGCCGACAAATTCGGCGAGTGGTTGAACTCCGGGCTTACCGAGCCCCTTCTTGAGGAGGGCGTCCATGGAAGCCATGGCGTCCTTTGCCTCGTCGAACGCCGCACGAGTCGTCATTTGTTCCCCTTCTTCTCGACCTTCTCTTCATCCGGTGCTTCGAGCAGCTTCGCCCCTGACCCTGTGAAGTTACCATCTGGAGCCAGAGACCGCATATCCAGAACCTTCTTGCGAGCATGCTCCATGCGGAACTTCTCGAAGTTCTTGAGTGAATCCTTGACCAACGAGGTACCTTCTTGCATGCGCTCGTCGAGGAGGGCGGTAGCCTTGACGATGGTCGCCATCATCTTGGTCCGCGCCTCCGACTGCGGCTTGGCCTTCCACTCGAGGAAGTCGAAGTAGCTGGCCTCGAGCATCTCCTGCATGATGGCCTTCGCCTCGATCTCCTGTGAGAAGCCGGCTTGATGCATCGCCATCGCCGGGCCCACCTGCAGAATGGCCATCGTCTTGGAGCGCTGCGCATCTCTGTTCTGCAGGAGGATGGCCCACTCGTCGACTCGGAGAAGATCCACGTTCCAGTAGTAGTGACGATAGGCCTCGATCCCATCAGCAGTGAAGTGCTCCTCGAGGCGGGCATTCACTTTTTTAGCTATCGTGACGGAGTGGTGGTGGCCGAGGAGCAGCTCTTCGACCAGTGGCCTGGCGCGAAGGTGGACGGTGATCTTGCTCGCCTCGTGGCTGGCTTCGTCGGGGTTGTGGAGGCCGTAGATCCCCTCCTGTCGCATGAAGCGAACACTGGGGCGGTGGAACCGATTGTGCGGTGTGAACTGAGCCGGGAGCTTCTGGTTGACTTCGTTCCTGAGCCACTGAAGGTAGTTCGGCTGCGTCTCAGGGAACCCAAGCATGGTCACCCACATGTTGACCATGGCGTCATCCTGCATTCGCGGGTCAGTCGTCGTGATGAGGAACTTGATGAAGTTCTCTGAAGGATGACGGATCGGCATGGAGCCTATTGTGCTGCAGGCTGCTGCTGTTGTTCAAGTAGGGCCCGGAATTGTTGGATCAAGTTTTCCTTTTCCTGGGCCCTGGCGGCAAGGTACTCGTCGACCGATCCACCTGGCTTCTTGAGGCGCAGCTTCTCGAGAACGCCGGTTGGACGACGAGTCGCCAAGAACCGCTGGACCTTCACATTCCGCTCTTCTGGGGGAAGCATCGCGTGGCTCTTGTAACGGATGCCACGACCCTCAACCTGCTTCAACTTCTCATCATTCCAGTGAGGCTCGAGCATCTGGATGAGTCGAGTGCCCTGCAGATCGAGACCTTCTCCACCGGCCGAAGAGAGCAAGAGGGCGCGAATTTTGTTCTCGTTGTACTGCCTGACGAGCTCGTCCCTCTTCGACTTCGGCATCTCACCGGTGAACTCGCCGTAGGGGATGCCAGCTTCTTGAAGCCTCTGGGCGTAGGGATTGATGCCTGCGCCGAGGTAGTTGGAGTAGACGACAGCCTTTGCCCTCTCGTTCGCGGCAAGCTCTTGCTGCAACCGAGAGAAGGCTTCGTCCAGCTTGGGCTCATAGACCTTCTTCACGTCCTCCTGAAAGGGAGCAGTGGAGTTGGCGATTTGCCGACTGGCCCCCAAGAAGGCGTTGAGCTGCTGGGATTCCCGCTTGCTGGGAGGCAGACGAGAGCGGATCTTGGCCGATACCCAAGGTGGCGCCTTCTTCAGGATGGTGTCGTAGACCTCGAGCTGCTTCGGGTCCATCGGCACCTTGACGTCCTCACGATTGACCTCGGGGAAGTCTTCCTTCGCAGACGGGTGATAGTCGACCCACTTGTCGAAGATGCCTTGAAGCTCTTCCTGGCGCTTGGGGTTCAGCTCTTCAACGACACCCGGCTTGAGGCCGCGGAGTCGATTGATGATGCCAGGGCTAATCTTCTTCTGACGAATGAACCTCTGATTGAACCGCTCCGGGTCCGTCGGAAGCAACGGCGCTCCAGAGGCGAGGTCTACGAGTGGCGCAATGTCAGACGGGCGGTTGTAGAATGGACTGCCGGTCAGAAGCAGGCGCTTCTCGGCCTCGTTCTTCGCCAGCGTCTTGTAGGTCTGCGTCTGGGGCTCACGAGCACGGTGAGCCTCGTCGACGATCATCAGGGGCTGCGTCGGAGCCCGACGCTTCCTCGTGATGTTCTGCATCGACTGGACATGAGCCTTCTGCTTGGCTCCGCCCAACCACTTCTTCTGCTCCTTGTGGTAATTCGCCTGGAGTGCTGCCGGAACGATGACGTCCGACGGCATCTTGAGAGCCTTCTGAGCCTCGATCGCAGTTCTCGTCTTTCCAGAACCGAGACCGTGCGCCACCACCAAGCCCGGCTGGTCAGGCTGCTGGATACGATCGACAACACGCTGCTGATGGGGCTGTAACCCTGCCACGCCCGCGATCTTCCCGAGGTTGGTAGCGAGACGACTCATCGATTGAGGATGTGGAGCATCTCGTCCACAAAGGCCACCATGGCCGTCTTCGGGAACTTGGGGTGCTTCTTGAACGCGTTGTAGGCGTCGATGAACTCTCGATACTTCTTGGCATCACCGCCGCGATCTGGATGGTGCTTAAGCGAGAACTCGCGGACGAGCTTCTTCACGTCCTTTTGCGACTTTACGCCTTTGAAGGCCGACGGGACTGCTTTGGGGAGTGCTGAGGCCGGCACTGTATGAACGGGAGTTGTGTACCCGATGAGACCGCCAGCGATTCCGCCGGCGAGACCCATCTTCCACGCGTTTTTCTTTCTCTGCTCGGCATCATAGTGGTGCGTTACATCTCGCCACTGGTCATGCCAGGACTTCATCGTCAATCCACGGACGGCTCCGCCAGCACCGCCAGCAACTGCCCCAACGCCGGTGAGGAAGGCACGTGGGTTAGTCTTGATGAAGTCACTGAGTCCCATCGCCACTCCTTGGGGTGACCACCACTCCCCACTTCACCATCAGGTTGTGTGGCGGGGCCATGGTCTTGTCCCACCACCGCTGCTCACACTCAGCGCGTGTAATAACACGCTGGTTGCCGTCGGTGTTGGGGTCCATCAGATGGACCACATTATCGTCGATCTGAGTGATGACGACGTAGTGCCCCTTGCCAGGGTTGTTGAAGCTTTGGAAGTCGGCAATGATCGGGATGCCCTGATCGGTGATTGCCTTCGCCTCATCGAGGGACGAGAAGCACTTGTCGTATGCGTCGAAGCCGAGCTTCTGAGCTCCGCGGGTGATCTCGTCCACCTCCGCACCGCCGCGATCGCGCACGCCGATGGCGTACATGATCTCGTGCTCGGCAAAGCGATCGGCTCCCCAGTGCTCGAGCACGGCCTTCAGACACGCCGCTGAGCATGAGTATTGTGTCTTCTGTTGGTAGGGCTCGACCTGTGCGAGCTTCAAGAACTCGCTGGTCTGGTCGATGAGCGGGATGATCGTCTTCGCTGGCTTAGAGCTAAGAAGACGCTTGGCTCCCTCGATGACCGGCCCCGGTGGTTTCTTTGGGGTCGGTAGCTTGTTGGCGAGGAAGTTGGTGATCGTTCCGACGATTGGTGGAGCGGGCTGACCAAGCATCGGGCTGAAGGACTGGTGTCCTTGAGATGCCTGGGCTGCGGCGTTGCCGAGCTGTGCGTACTGCCCCTTCAACCACGACTTGGCGACACCAAGCGGACTCGCGAGCTTCAGTCGCTGAATCTGCTGGAACTCGTCGGAGAAGGCAGTGAAGAGAGGTGTCGTCACGGCTCCTTGGTCTTCTTCTTCGATGAAGCGTCGATGCGCTCGACGACCTTTCGGATCTCTGCTTGGATGTCGTCCATTTCCTTTGTACGATCGGCATCCGGCTTACTCATGAGAGACCTCCTGGGTTAGACGAGCTCCTTCTGCTGGAGCGAGCGAAGGCCGCCGATCACCTCTTCCATGTTCTTCATGGCGCGCTCGGCGGCACCAGTCGGGACCTGGTTGAGTCCGAGACGTGAGGCGATCAGCATCTCGGCGAGCTTGGTCGACGTCGTGTCGAGGTCGGGGAGGTAGCTAGCGAAGATGGAGATGTTCTCCGGGTTGATGAAGTTCATGGCGAGGATCTTGTCGGCCGTCTCGGTGTCCTCGAGCGCAGCCGCCTCCTTCACCAAGTCCCGGCGCCAGAAGCTGTAGTCGAATTGCTCGAGCAGAGCCGCAGCCTTCTTCTCTGCGTTCGCGTGGATGTCGCCGAGCGGCACGATGGGGTTCAGGCCTGCAAGCTTCACCAGCTTGTTGGGGCGACGCTCCGCTTCCTTGATAACCTCCTGCGCTTCGTCCTGGGTAAGGCCCATGGCGCAGAGCAGGAACGTTGCCTCCGCCGTCTTCAAGAACCAGCGGTTGTCTCGGGCAACCTTCATGACCGGCATGCCCTCGAGAGACGTCTCTCCTGGGCCCGTCGACTTGACGGCCACTTCGTTCGGCAAGCTCTTGGCATCGGCCGCCGAGTCCGGGGTGTCACCCTTGGCCAGGTGAACCGGCTCTCCGCTCAGGGGCACCCACTGCATGTCGTCCGGGATGGCGAACATATCGCCCTCTCCCATCGGCTCGAATGCAGAGATACCAGGAGTGGGGACGAGGGTCATCTGCGCCCCGAAGACGTCGCTGACCATGTACTGCAGCATCCCGTCCGGGCCCTGCGAGGTCGATTCGATGGTGAGAGGAAGAGTCGAGAATGGCTTGGCACCACCCTGTGGGTGGTAGACGAAAATGCCGTCGCCCTGCGGCTGCTGTCCTTGAGCCGCCTCGAGAGCCATGCCGCCAGGTCCCTCCTGACGCACACCGATGATCTCGTCCTGAGCACCATAGGCGCCGTGGCCATCAGTGAAGACGAAGAACTCGAGTGGCTGCATCTGGAAGTCGACCACAGGCAGCACGGTGCCCATCAGAGTCTCACCGCTGTCCGCGTTCTTCACAGCGTAGTCGCCGAACTCGGTGATGAGCGCCCCATCCGGCTCGTCCAGGCCCTGCTTCTGAGCACGCTGGGTGGTGACCGTCATGGTCTGACCCGGCTGCATCTTCGACATGTCCTGCCCAGCCATGGCGGCAGCCTGGTCCGGCGAGGCCTGCATCTCCTGCGGAGCGAAGGCGCCGGCGTTGGCCCACTTCACCTTGAAGTTGCCCGAGGCGAGCTTGGTGATCTGCACGACCGTCGGCTTGATGCTGTGGATCAGCGCCGAAGCCGTCTTCTCGACGCTCATGTGCTGAACCATCGCCATCCGGTTCGAGATCTTCCGAACCGACGCGTTCTTCAGGAAGAGAAGACGGGTCTCCTCGTCGGAGGCGATCTTCTCGAGGAAGGCTTCGTACTGTTGATCAGAGATGGTCGAGGCAATCACCTCGCACAGGGGCTTCTTCGCTGACGCCTGCTTGCCGAAGCCGCCAACACCAACGCCAGTCGCCACGGCATTGCCGTAGCCGTAATTGGTACGCATCGGCGGATAGAGCTGGTCGACCATGCCCTGATCGGTGGGCTTGCGAGTTGACGTCTCGACGGCGGCCGTGCGGAAGAGCTTCTCCCGCAGGCGGCGTTCGTTTAGAGGAAGAGCCTCGTTGCCATCGAGCATCACGTCCAGCGGCTGCATGAGCCGGTCCTTGACGATGATGGGGATCTTGACCGAGTTCTCCGGCTGATCAGGCAGAGGAGAGTCCGTCTGATTGGTGACTTCGGCAGCTCCGAAGGCGTAGCCCCGCTGGGCATCCACGCGATCGAGCATCACGTTGACCGAGTAGTCCGCCAGGTAGGGGAGCTGCTTGTAGATCTCCGATGCGATCTCCCGCTGCCAGTTCTCGGTGTTGTCACCGAGCTTCACCGGCATGGCCACCTTCTCGAAGGTCGGCTTGAAGTCCTGATCGAGGAAGAGATTCATGTTAGACCTTCACCTTCGGGTTCTGGTGGTTTTTGGGAATCATCGAGAGGATGCCAGGGTTCGCAGCGACGAGAGTGCCGAAGGGCGTCGTCACTGGAGTTCCAAGCTGAGCAGCGACTGCAGCGATGAACTGGATGAAGTCAGGAGAGTTGCGCAAGACGGGCCATTGCGCCAAGTCGATATCGATCCCCGCTGTGCCCTTGAGCACCAGCTTCTGCATGGCCTGGATCGTCATCGCGTCGTCCGTCTTGACTCCCATCGCCTTTGTGCTGTGGAGATCCATCGAGTCTTGGCTATCGAGCGACATCGCCTTGTTCGACGAGACCGAGACTTTGCCCTGCTTCGCTTGGAGCGTCAGGTCACCTGAGTTGAGCACCAAGGAGTAGTTCTTTTCCATGGTCCAGTTGACGTTGCCGTCCTTGTCGAAGGTGAGCCCTATCTTGACGTCTCCTCCACCTTTATCGCGGGTTTGCAGCGTCAGGATAGTCTTGTCGCCGTCGCCATGGGAACCGATTTTGAGGAGGGCGACCGTCTTGTCATTGGAGTCGTCCGCGAACTCTTTGGCGGCGATTTGGTACAGACACTTCTGGTGCCCGTCGGAATCTTCATCCTTCCTCTGCACCTGCCATGTAAGGTCACCAGCCGGGGTGTGGAGCTCGTAGTTCTCGGCGAAGTCTTGCATCACATTTCGAATGGGTAGGAAGATGCGCTGGCAGATGGGGGTAGAGCCGATCTGGACGATCCCTCCTCGACGGAGAGTGACGAAGTTCAGGTCTCTTGTCTTGAGCTCGATGTCTCCAGGATTGAGAAGAGAGCGCCCACCACGATAGCTGCCGCCCTCATCCACCACAGACCAGCCAAGAACGAAGCTCTCTCGTCCGTCTTCTGAAGGCTCACAGACCCAGCAAACCGACCCGACTTCCGGCATCCAGTTGATGCCCTCTCCCTGGTTCTGGTTCACGTAGGGAGAGATGAAGGGGATGTCGAACTTCACCGTATAGGGCGCAGCCTCCATTCGGGTGTCCACCGTGTAGTCCCGAATGTTGACGTTGACGACGCGGCCCCGATAAACGGAAACGTCGCGAAGATCCGTCGTCGCCGTGGAGGACGAGCGCTTCTTGGGGAAGGCATCTACAGCGCGTCTGCTCATGATTAGTAGTGGTGCGGATTCTCTTTGGTGCCCTTGCCGAACTCCGCACCGAAGACGTATGCAGGAACGGGGTTGGGCCCGTGGATGTTGCTCTTCCAGCCTCGAGACGCACCCTCGAGAATGGTCTGCCGCAAACGCTCGAAGTTGAGACGCGCCATCCAGTCTTCGTGCTGGTCGAGGGCGACCTGCTCCGCCGAGCGAATAACTGGCTTTGCGATGATCGGCTTCTCATCGGGCTTCAGGCTGCGGTTGTGCTCATCCACCACAGTGCGAAGGACGAGGTCTCCGTGCAGGTGTGCCGAATCGCCCGGATCCTCGACGCGAGCGAGGTTGGTCAGAGAGCGCACTACTGTCTCGATGTTGCGGCGCTTGACGTGCTCGTCCTTGTACACATCATTGTGCAGGCTGTTCGTGACGTAGTTCTGCACATTGTGGATGTCGGTCAGCGGCAAGAGCTCGCGGGGATTGATGGGGCCGTCCGACAGCGCGTGGCCCGGGAAGACTTTGTCGCCCACAGCGACGGTGACCTTGTTGACGGCCGGGACGTAGTGCCGTTCCCCGCCGATGTGGATGTAGTGACCGTTCGTCGCCTTGTCGTGCTCGATCCGAGACACGGTCCCTTCCATGGTGGATAGGGTAGCAGAGTGCGACAGGATCTTGGGGACATTGAGAAGCTGGTTCAGTCGCGTGAACTTGTCGACCGCACCGGCGCCTCGAGACGCCGCGACGCCACCGGTGTGGAACGAGTCCATGGCGAGCTGCGTCGCTGGCTCACCAAGAGCGTGTCCGGCGATCACGCCGATGTTGGTGCCGACTTCGTGGAAGTGTCCGTTCTCACTGAGTCCGTAGCACTTGGCGCACAGGCCCTGCCCGTGGGCGCACTTCAGAGGAGACCGCACGATGATCTTGTCGACGCCGTGCTTCTGCAGAGTTGCCGTCACCTCTGGAGTGATGATCGTGCCAGGAGCGAGCGTGTGCTTACCCACTTTCGCTTCCTTGGCCAGAACTCGATCCTGGATCTCCACGTCGGCCACATTCATCGTGATGCCGTTCTTGGTACCGCAATCGTTCGAGACGATCAGCGTCGGCATCATGACGTTGGCGACGTCTTTGGTGAGAGCTCCTGGCTCAGAGGTACCTTCGACCTTCTGCAGGGTACCCATGCGAGCGCCGTGGAGAGACGTCCAGTAATCACCGACGTCGAGCCCCTCCGCATAGCTCTTCTTGACCGGAGTGGGGATGGTGCCGCCGGCGCCATCCTTCATGAGCATCGGAGCCATGGTGATCTGGCGGAACTGCGGCGTCGAGCCGCGAGCACCGGAGTACACCATCGTGTAGATCTTGTTGTCCGTCTTCTCGAAGTGCGGCAGGAGCTCCTTCTCGAGCTCATCGGTCGCCATCGAGTAGATCTTCACCAGCTTGGCGTCCTTTTCTTCCTTCGAGAGCTTGCTGGACCTGATCTTTCCCGCCTCGACATCGTAGGGGTGGAGGATGTGATCACGCAGCCCCTTCTGAACATCAAGGTCCTTCAGACCGAAGGAGAACCCCGCTTCGTAGGAGTAGTTGTTACCCAAGTCCTTCAGCTTGTCGACGGTGAGGGCGAAGCTCTTCGGGTCCTGGCGGGCCAGGTTACCCAGGAGCTGCTTCACGTTCTTCTTCTTGAGCGTGAACTTCGAGTCGTGCAGAAGTTCCTCGTTGGCCTTGAAGCCGTCTGGGAAGTAGCTATTGATTGTCATGCGGCCGAGCGTCGTCTTCTTGCCACCGATGGTGAAGACGTCGTTCATGCCAAGAGCACCTCTGTCCTTCGCCTTTTGTGCTTCGAGGAAGTTGGGAAATGTCTTACCAGTCTCCTTGCCCCACTTCGTCAGAAGGTGAAGACCGAGCAGTGACTCCTGCGTCGGCTGGTACATGATGTCGCCGCTGGTCGAGCTGAAGAGGTTGTTCGACGGGAACATCTTGTGGGACTCCTTGACTGCCTCGTCCGTGAGCGGGACGAAGACGGACATGGTGTCGCCGTCGAAGTCAGCGTTGTAGCCAGCGGTGACCAGCGGGTGGATCTGGATGGCCTTGCCCTCGACCATCTTCGGCTTGAAGGCCATGATCGAGAACTTGTGCAGAGCCGGGTCTCGCTTGAGGAGGACCGGGCGCTTGTCCATCGCCTTCTCGAGCGCCTTCCAGGCGATGTCCCTATTCTCCTTCACCGCCTTCAGCGCATTGACCGGGTTGAGGCCGACCTGACCCAGCTCTCGCACGACGAAAGGCTTGTAGAGCTCCATCGCCGCTTCCTTCGGTAGGCCCACGTAGTCGAGGTGCATGGCCGGCTCCGGGATGATGGTGGAGCGCATGGAGAGCTCCTGCCGGCGCTTCATGAGCCGCTTCTGGAAGTAGCCTTGCTTCGGCTGATCGCCAGCAACGACGTCGAGGATGCCCTTCATCGGGCGGTTCGACTCGTAGACCGGACGCCCACCGAGGCCAGCGTAGGCCCTCATGGCGTCGTAGAGCTGCTCGCGGACGTTCCTCTCCGAGGCACCGCCGAGCTCCTTGACCGGGTTCTTCAGACGATCGTTGAGGAGACCGATGGCGTGGTAGTACTGGTTGATGTCGTCGTAGCGCAGTGAACCATCCGGCATCGGAACAATGGGCCGGAACGCCGGCGGCAGCACCGGCAGGTAGTTCATCATGTACGCCTCGTGCGGCTTCATGTTGAGCTTGTCGAGAGCAATGAGGTATCGCGCCTTCTTGTTGGCCTTGTTGAGCGCGTCCTTCTTCAGCTTCGGGAGCTCAGCGAGCGTCTTCTTCAGCTCGGCCTTGACGTCGATCTTCTTGAGAAGATTGTTGATTGCGATACCACCTGTCTCGCCGTTGGGCAGGGCCTTCTTGCCCTTCGCAACCGCTTCGAAGTCTTCATACCGAAGACCGGATAGGATGACGGCCGGGCCGAGCTGCGACTTGCTCGAGCCGACGAACACCGGATTGGGAACCGGCTCGGCCATCTTGATGTGAGACCAGAAGAGTCCCTTGCCTTTGTCATCCGGCAGGCCGCCGGTGATCTTCGGGTCGAAGAGGCCCTTCTCCAGCTCCTTGGCATCTTTGCCACGGAGCATGCGACCAGCGTCCTTGATCTCGCCGTGCGAGAGAGCGAGCACGCCCTTGTCGGTCAACGGCATGAGCTGGAGCTCGTTGCCTTGCTTCTGGATGTTGACGCCGAGGCCGGTGAGCAGATTCTCGAACTTCTTGTACGCGAACGTCGGGCGAGGAGCCGGCAGCGGCTGGCCCGTGCGGACGCGATCCCAGAAGTCGGTGTGATTCATGTCGTCGAGATTGTCCCCGAGGTGCTGGTCGGCCTTGTAGGTGGCCATCTCGCGAAGGTTGTGGCGCGCTCCGTGAGCGAGCAGAGCGTAGAACTCGAGCTGCCCCAGGCCCTGGCCGGGGTGCTCCGCACCTGTGCCCTTGGGAGCGTGGTCGACGGTGTAGGAACCACCGCCCTGTCGACCTCCGCTTCGGACGGCGAGCTTCTTCTCGACCTGGTGCTTGAGCTTGAAGATGTACTGATTGCCCGTCAGTACATCTCCGAGCTTCTTGCCGTTGGTCGGATCGAAGAGCGTTTCTTGATCGCTGATGCCATTCTTCGCCAAGTCTTCTTTCACCTTGCTGGTGTAGTCGACGTGTGGGCCGGCGAAGTTGGTAACGACATAGGGCTTGCCCGTCTTTTCGGCGACCTTCGAGGCGGCTGTCTCGAGCATCTGACCGAGGTTGATGCGGGTCGGGACGCCGGACGGGTTCATGAGGACCTGGACGTGCTGGCCATCTGCGCCACCGATACGAGGCATCTCGTGGTCAGGCAGGATGCGGGTGATGATGGCCTTGTTGCCGTGTCGACCGACGATCTTGTCACCGACCTCGGCGGACTCGAGCGTCTTGACGTGAACGACGGCTCCCTTGTTGTTCGGGAGCTTGACGACCTTCACCACCTCACCCGGGTGGTCGGAATCCCAGACCACGCTTCGGTCTTGGAGATTGAAGGCCTTCTTCGACAGACGACTCATCAACCGACCAGTCTCGCCGGCGTAGTCCTTCTTGCCCACTGCTGCAACGAGGATGTCTCCCGGCTCGACCCGCTGACCGACTCGAATCAGACCGTCCGTCCCGATCTTGGACATCTGGTCCTTCGTCAGCTTCTTTGACATCGTGCTGGCGAAGGCGATGAACCTCGACTTCGAGATCTCGTCCCTCTCGGGATCTGTCTCGAGCGTCCGACGGTGCAAGTGCTCCGACGTCAGCTTCTTTGCTGCTGAGTCGGAGATGACGATGCCGTCCTCGAAGTTGTACCCCTTGTACGGTAAGTACGCGACGCGAAGGTTCGTTCCAAGGGATAGAGAGCCCTGCCGCGTGAAGTTGGTGTCGGCGAGGGTCTGCCCCTTCTTCACCGAATCGCCGACCTTCACAAGCGGCGTCGAGTGGATGAAGGTCTTCGAGTCGTTGAGCGGGAAGTGGTTGTAGATCTGCTCCTCGTGTCGCTTGCCGGCCGCGTCCTGAATGACGATAGCCTCAGCGTGGCCGTTCTCCTTGCTGGTCTTGATCTCCACCACCTTGCCGTCGTGATGAGCATTGTGGGACCAGTCGAGACCGGTGAGCTTCTCCCAGGTCTGAGACCCGCCTGCCAAAACCTGAACGAGAGGCTGCTCGCGATTGTGCAGAGAGACGGCCTGCGTGCCCTGGCGGGACGCGGTCATCGTGCGGTTGCCCTGGTTGTTCTGCAGGAACGGGATGAGGTTGGTCGCCTCATCGTAGAGCTGCGAGGGCTGAACAACGAGGTAGCGAGCCTCGGAGAAAGGCTTCTCCAGCATCTCGTGTGTTATCGGGTCCTTCATCTTCACGAGGTCCGCGATCGGATGCGGGCGCCCGTCCCTGATGACGACCTGATCTGGCAGCAGCACGTTCTCTCGGTGTAGCTCGGCCGGCGTGACCTTGGCGAACTGCTTCGCCTTCAGATCATAGACCTGCATGATGGGGTCGTTGCCCCTCTTCTTGACGCCGATGGGCAAGTGCAGAGTGATACCGGTGCGCTCCGACTCCGGCGTGTGGATCGGATCGAGATAGCCGAAGTGCGAGGGGTTGATGAGCTTCATGTCGGGCGTAACCGACTGCTCCTTCTTGATACCGCCCTCCTCGGCCATGATCGTCGTCGCTCGATGATTCGAGATCATCTCGAGCGGGTTCACCTGCTCCGGGTTCTTCGAGAGCATGGAGCTCGTGAAGAACTCCTTGATGGGGCGATTGAAGAGGTCGCCGGAGATGATGTCGCGAACCTTATCCTGCCGGTCGATGTTGTTGCCGACTTTTCCAGCAAGGGTCCGCTTCATCTTGGACTTGGTGAGCTGCTCGTGCAGGAAGTCGTCCGTTCCGTGCAGTGTCTTGAAGACGAGTGAGTTGCGATCGTCCTGTGGGATATCGCCCTTGGTCACTCCAAGAATCCGCTGCGAGCCCAGCAGCAAAGCTTCCCCGTTGACGTGGTCGAACGGCTTGCCGAAGACGAGCTTCGTCATCTCTGGCAACAAACCCGTCTTGTGGAACTCGGCAACAACGGCAGAGGCCTTCTGGTCGTAGGTTAGGCCTTGCAGTTGCTGCTTCGAGTTCTTGGTGATCTTCGCGTAGAGCTCTTCAATGTCCTTCTCCGGGTGCTTCGGGACATTGGCCTTGTAGATGTCCTCGCCCCACGCCTTCTTCATATCCTCGTCTTGAACGCCGAGAACCTTGAGAACGGAGTAGAGCGGAGGGTGATAGGTGCCCCATTGGAACTGAAACTTGCGGGACTCGGGATCGAACGGGATCTTGATACGAGGCTTGCCCGCGAACGGCTTGGCGAGGTTGAACTCGGTCTCCATTTCGCCGTTCTGCTTGATATGGGCGTAGACGCCCGAACGCAGGCGCCAGAGGCTATCCACCTGCCACTCGGATCCGTCGACGATGTAGCTGTAGCGGTTGGTGGGCTTGGGGAGAGTCATGACCTTGATCTTGGTTCGATCGAGCTCATGTCCCGTGGCTTTGTCGATCAGGCTCACGTCGGCGAAGACGTTCGCGCCCCAGGTCTTCTTCTGATCCTTCGCTTGCTCCTGAGAGCGGATGTCATCTCTCGGTGCGCCACTATCATCGAAGGAGAGATTGTGAAGAACCAACTTCTTCGCTCTTCCTTCGAAGGGGAAGTAGCTCTTCACTGCTGACTCGACACGCTCTTGGAGGGACTTCCAGGTCTCTGCTGGGGTACCGGCCACGATAATCTCCTTGCAGCCCTCTGCCTGACGGCAATCTCCGGGCCGACCAAGTGCCTCCAGCGTAGGCAGAAGACGATCCGACGTCAAATAAAACCTAGAGATTGCCGGAGATAAGAGTTTCGTAGGCAGGCTTTATTTTCGCAGAGAGGGAAGCCATGGGCCGAGAGAGTTTCGAACCAGGTGACAACGACTCGAACCAACCGGAGGACGAGAACAACGATTACGAGGAGGCTGTCGACGACCTAATCTCGGGGGTAATCACACCGGAAGGCGACGAGTGACATGCTCACCGCCGTCCGCCTCGCATTCTGTCTGTTCTTTCTGATCCGCGTGCAGTGGACGCTTTGGCTGTTGTATGGCATGGGGTGACTCATGGATGGCGATGGAGTGCCGCAGGCTTTCTGTCCGTTGCTGTGGAGGGCGAACGGAGGCACATTCACCGCCGACGGATCACCCCGCTTCAACGTTCTCGGGAATGATCATGTTCGCGGGAACTGCACCAGAGCGTACGACTGCGACACCTGCAGTCTCATGCAGCACGAGCTCTCGTACCACCCTGCAGGAACAGTGTGGTGGTGTTGTACGAGCTGCGTCGCAAGGCTGAAGAGCCGATCCAAAGGGGTGGGTCGGCATCTACGCCTTCCTGGGTACTATACCGACGGATACTGTCAAAACCCTGCCTGCCGTCGAGATGAGGAGGATCGCCCAGCGAGCCACCTCCAACTCGTACTCGGTGACATCACGCTGGAGGGCGATTGATGCTTTGCGACTACTGCAGATTCCCCATCTACATCGACCAGCCGACCTTTCAGGGGTCGACAGGAACATCCAAGATGGGTCAAAAGTCAGGTCAGATGTACCACAGCTCCGACATGGAAAAGCCGGAGACGATCCACCTTTCATGCCTTCCATCGTGGGTCTATAAGAACCAGGAACTCAGAGACGTCATCAGGAATGAAGTGCTCCTGGAGGTTCGACGTGATGAGATCGACGACCTGAAGCAGATCGCACTATCAGAGGCTGCGGAAGAGCTCCAGTACCTGTGTGCGGCGTGCGCGAAACATAAGATGCGGCCCGACGACCCGCCTGCAGAGTACGAGTGCTCGAACCTCAAGTGCAGAAGTGGGGCAATGCCAGTCTGCCCTGACTGCGGAGAGGTGGCCGACGCGATGGTGGATGCGATACTCGAAGAGAGCGCAGCGTAGGAACAAGCTAAAGAAAAGGCGGGAAGGTTGCGCATTCCTTCCCGCCTTTGTTTTTTAGCTATCCGCAGCCGGTCGAGGTACCGCAGTTCGGGCAGAGGTGGCACGAGCCTGCCCGCTTCGTGAGACTACCGCAGCGAGTGCAGGGAGGACCAGACGGCGCCTTCTCTGCCTTCGCCTCCTCTTCCTTCGGCGTGAGCAGCTTGACGTCAGCCGGCGCCTCACGCAGTCGGAGAAGATGCTGCGCATTTGGTGCGAAGTTGAGAGCGAGCCACTGCGCCAGGAAGTCCGGGATGGACCGAGCGCGGCGGATGATCGGGTGACTCGTCCAGCCCTTGGGTTCGAACTCCTGGTCGCTGAACTTCTCGATGAATGTCTCCAGCGGAACGCCGTGCTGGAGGCCAATGCTGAAGGCGGTCGCCCACGCATCCATGATGCCGTTCAGTGTGGAGCCTTGCTTTGAGACGCGGACGAAGATCTCGCCCAGCGAACCATCCCCGAAGAAGCCCGGAGTGATGTACACCTCCGTGCCACCGATGCTGACCTTCGCCGTCTTGGCGTCGCGCTCGTCCGGGAGTCGACGGCGCTCACCCCACGCCAGAGACTTGACTCGGCCCTCGAGCGTGTTGTTCTCGGTGGAGATGGGCTGAGAGAGCTTGCACTTGTCCCGGTAGATGGCCACGCACTTCAGACCAGACCTCCAGGACAGCATGTAGATCTTCTCGATGTCCTCCACCGTGCAGTTCTCTGGCATGTTGACGGTCTTCGAGATGCCGCCCGAGAGGAAGGGCTGGACCGCAGCCATCATGAGGATGTGAGCTTCTGGACGCAGGGCATTCGGTCCGATAGCTTCCGGGAAGACGCCACCGTGCTTCTCGTAGTCGAACTCCGGCGCGCCCTGAAGCTTCTCGTTCTCAGCGACGTACTCGAGGATCCCGTCGATGACTTCCGGCGAGTACCCGAGGTTTTTGAGAGCGAGCTCGACACTGGGAGTCGCCAGCCGCTCCATGCCACCACCGACAAGCTTCTTGTACCGGACGATAGCCGTGTTGGGCTCGACGCCGGTAGTATCGGCGCACATGAGGAAGCTGATGGTTCCAGTCGGGGCGAGCACTGTGACCTGGCCGTTGCGGTAGCCGAACTTCTTTCCGGCCTGCAGCGCCTCCGTCCAGACTTCGGGCGCCCGATCGATGATGGCGTGATACTGCTTCGCCATCGGCGTCGGAATCCGTTTGGCCGCATTGAGGTGCATCTTGACCACGTTGAGCATCGGCTCGCGGTTGGCCTCGAACGCCTCGAACGGACCGCGGACTTCGGCAAGCAGAGCAGACTGTCTCTGGGCTGCACCACCCATGATGGCAGTGATGCCGCCGGCGACACTCCGACCGTCATTGGAGTCGTACGGAAGACCCCACACGGTAAGAAGATCGCCCAGATTCGTGTAGCCGAGCCCCAGGGTACGGTACCTGTGGCTGTTCTCTGTGATGACCGGCGACGGGTAGGAACTGGCGTCGACGATCGCCTCCATCGCGGTGATGGCGATCGAGCAGGCGTGCTCGAAGCCTTCGATGTCGAAGGTGTTGTCGAGCTTGACGAACTTGCGCAGGTTCAGTGATCCGAGATTGCAGGCCGTGTTGTCGAGGTAGAGATACTCCGAGCATGGATTCGAGGCGTTGATGCGGCCCGAAGCAGGACTGGTGTGCCAGTTGTTCGTGGTCGTGTCGAACTGCAGACCCGGATCGCCGCACATCCAGGCGGCCTTGGCGATCTCCTTCCAGAGATGACGGGCCTTGTACTTCTTGTGTGGCTTGCCCGTGCTCACGAACTTCGTCGAGAACTCACCGTCGCTCTCGACGAGCTTCATGAACTCATCGGTCACACGAACCGAGTTGTTGGCGTTCTGGAAGCCAACGTACTCGTAGACGTTGCCCGGAACGTTGAACTCGGCGGTGTACTTCCCCGTCGAGTAGAGATCGTGTGCCACCTGCTCCGCGTTCGACTTGCAGGTGATGAACTCCTCGATGTCCGGGTGGTCAACGTTGAGAACGACCATCTTGGCGGCACGTCGAGTACCACCACCAGACTTCATGGCGCCGGCGAAGGCGTCGAAGCCCTTCATGAACGAGACCGGGCCAGATGCCGTGCCGCCGTTCGACAGCTTCTCCATGCTGCCGCGGATGGGCGAGAGGTTACCGCCCGTGCCCGAGCCGCCCTTGAAGAGCATGGCCTCCTTCTTGGCCAGGTCCATGATGTCGCCCATGTCGTCGGTGACCTGCTGGATGAAGCAGGCCGAGCACTGCGGAACTTCCACCGCGCCGACATTGAACCAGACCGGAGAGTTGAAGGCGAACATGCCATGAAGGAGCATGAAGAGAAGCTCCTCGTAGAACACCTGGCCGTCGACGGACATCATCGTATCGGGCGGCGACGGAGGGGCGCCGTAGGTGTGAAGATGCCCCGGCTCGAAGATCCCTTGGTCGATCGCCTGACGTGCCATCCAATAGGCGACGCGATCGAACATCTGCTTCGCGGAGACTTCCTTCACGCCATTGATGGTGCGGAAGTACTTCTCAGCGACGATATTGACCGTGGTGTCGTTCCAGAACCCGGGGACTTCGACACCGTCTTGACGGAACTTCACGTCCCCCTTGCTACCGTAGATTACTGCATCTTTCCTGACCCACTCGACGGTGTTGAACGGATGAACTCCCTCGGTGGTGAAGACCCGCTGGAATCGGATCCTCTTCGGTGATGCGTTTCGGCGCACCACCTTCTTGTCCTCTGCTGCCGTCTGCATGTGCGACCTCCAAAGGTGAAAAAAGAGCGCAAGCCTTCTATGCTGGCTAACGCACAGCGCTCGCGCTTATGCCTCAGATGAGAGCGTTCTTGCGACGAGGCGGCTTGATGTCTGGCATGGGCGACTGACCGGGGTCAAGCGGATCAGTCTGAGAGCCCTTCGCGTCTTGGAGGAGTTGGACGGTGAGCCCGTAGAGTTGCGGGTTCTTGCCCTTCATCTTGATGAGCTCGATGTTCTTCGTCATCTCATCCATCTTCTCGAAGTGCGTAGCCGCACGACGAGCGAGGTAGAGCGGACTGAATAGAGCACCTTGGCCAGCCGCCTGGGTGAGCGGCGACTGCATCTCCATCGGGATGCCCTCATTCGGCATGGTCCCGCCCTTCTCCGGGTAGGCCTTCACACCCTCTGGGAAGCCCGGGGCGGCGTCGTCACCTTCCTTGGGCTGCATGTCGCCACCGCCACCAGGCCCGCCGGGGCCTCCCAATTGCTGGCCCTCGGCGAACTGCTTCATGGCGTCGCCAAGCTGTTGGTTCTGGGCACCACCGCCTTGGTCTGGCGGAGGCATTCCAGCGGCCTGCATGAGCTTCTGGGCCTGGATCTGGTAGCGCGTCTGGACAAGGAGCGTCTCGCCTTGGAGCTCGGCGGAGGCCATCATCTGCTTGCGCTGGTTGTCCATCTGCTTCGCCATCTCGGCGCTCTTGTGCTTCTCTTCCTGAACGATGTCCAGATCGGCCTCGTCGAGGAGCGTGGTATCCGAAACCTTCTGCGCCTGGTTCATCTGGAAGGTGAGCTGGAGACGCTGCAGATCGTCCGCCATCTTGAAGCGCTTGAAGTGCAGCTTCGGGCGGTTCCACTCCATGTAGTCGGCGATCTTCCCGAGAATGAAGTCGCGGACCATGATGAGGAGGTTGGTGCGGTAGCCGAGGAACTGGTTCTCGAGCATGCGCATCGAGACGTTGGAGCCAGAGTACTGCAGGCCGCCGAAGACGAATTCGATGGGAACGTGCATGCCGGCGACGATCTGCTCCGACCAGGCGCGCATCTCCTGGTGAAGCATGAGTGCCTTGCCCTCGCCTCCGATCGTCTCGTTGCCCACCGGTAGCGGCATGATGGGGATGTAGTTCGGGTCGACTCGCTGCTTGGCGAGCTCTTGCTCGATCCTCTTGCGCCAATTGCCGAGGTCCGTCGTCGAGTAAGGGCTCGCGTCGGCGCCACCAGCCTGCGGGAAGAGGATGCGGAGCGGAACGATGTGCTGCTGGGCAATCGCCTCCTGCCCCTTCCGCAAGATCTGCAGGTAGAAGGTGTCCTTGAGGACAGGCAGGATGAGGGGCATGCCCCAGCCCATGTCCTTCTGAGCGATGGTTGGTCGCTTCAGCACGAACATGTTGTCCGAGGTGAGGCGCAGGCTCTTGTTGGAGCGAAGCGACTCGATGTAGACGTCCGGGATCGACTCGATCACGTGACGCTTCCCCATGAGGATGTCGTTTCTCGTCGCCATGGGGATGTCGAAGAAGTAGGCCGTCTCACCGGTGATGTCGTTGTGCTCGGCGGTGACGTACTCCGGGTTCCACCGGATGACCTTGATGTCCCGATAGTTCTTCGTGTAGTTGTCGACGATCTTGGCCTGGACAACCATCTCGCACTTCTTGCAGGACAAGAAGTAGTTGAGGTTGCGGAACTTGAACTCGGTCCGCTTGTCCTTGGCCTTGTACTCCGTCTTGCAGTGCGGGCAGACGAGGTATTTGTCGAATGGGAAGTGCAGCGAAATGAATGCGATGCCGTAGCAGTAGTAGTCCAAGCCGGCTTCGATCTCGACCGTACGCACCTTGAACTGGTGCTCGATCATCTCGATCCACTTCGCCCGCTGCTCGGAGTCTTCCTCGTCGACGATGATGTCCGTGATCGGGTACTCCGCCATCTTGTAAGTGACGGCGTTGATCAGCGGGTTGGTGAGGAAGTAGTACCGGCACCACCGGAACATCTGCTTGATGCTGGTGGGCAGATACGTGTGGCCGATGTCGAAGAACGGAGACGGGTAACGAAGAGCGCCTCCGCCGCCCTCTTGGCGACCGTGAAACGAATCGAATCTGGCAATGCCGCCAGCGAGACCGAGGTCGCTCATTTACATCGCCTGTGCTTGGCCGACGACTGCGTCGGGCGTGGTATTGAGGCCGCCTGGAGCCGTGTTCTGCCAGCCGCCATCATTCGATTGCTGCGGGAGAACAGCCGGAGGATGACGACGGAAGCCGCGCCGGATGAGGGCGAATGGCGAGGTGATGAGACGCTCGCCGCCCACGCTCCCAAGGAGACCGCCGGCAGCCAAAGCGAAGGGGTTCTTGATGCCATGTCGAATCATCGCACCGGAGGCCGCCAGACCGCCGAGAGTATTGCCGACAAGGCCAGTAGTGCGTTCGAACCTGGACTTACCATGACCGGTCGGGTCTTCCTTCGCCAGAGCCATGGGAGCCATAGCCGCGGTGCCGAGAAGCGCCATCGACTTTCCGCCGACTGGGAGATACTTCGTCGCACCGCCGAGAGAAGACGCGTACTCCACCGCCTTGCCGAGCCGTCCCATCTTCGGCGCGATCTTCAGGCCCTCGCCCATCCACTTCTGAGGATTCTGCGGCGTGCCGTGCCAGCCGGCGGAGATGACGTTGCCAACCTCAGTCTTGAGCCCTGCGATCTTGGCGAGCTCATCAGCGAAGGCTGCTCTGGTGACCTCGTCGATCATGATGCCTCCAACCAGCCCTTGAGGCTCTCGAGCTGGGTCTTGAGCTGCATCGAGCGGTACTTCATGAAGTCGGTGGCGATGATGAGGCGAGCCGACTCGACATCTTCGGCCGTCTCCTGGATCGCGTCTGCCGCCTGCTCAGCGGGAAGCTTGCTCAGCTCTTCGAACCGCTTCTTGGTCGGCTGAGACTCGTAGGTGAGGTGGTACTCGAGGTTCACGCCCTTGGTCTTGTCCTTCATGTCCGGGTCGGGCTTGAGGGAGAAGGCCTTGTCCTGTTCGTACTTCTGAGTGCAGGTCGGGCAGTGACCATCGAACGGCGGAAGTGCCGAGCCAGTCTGCTCGCAGTCGCGGCAACGGTAGATCGGCTGAGAGATGTACTCTTGGCAGAAGTCGAGAGGAGGGGCGGCGTAAGTCACGCCCTCGTGCAGGAAGACTGCGGCGCAATAGCGCTTCACCTCGTCGCTGTACGTCTCTTGGCGGATGCCGCTGGCGATATCGACCCCAGCATAGAGAGCGGCGAGATCGGGTGGCTGCAGAAGGGCCACCTGCGGCACGATGCCGTTGAGCCCGGCGATGACTTTCTCGAAGACCTCCCAGTGGTCCCAGAATGCATCGATCACGTGCAGCGTCTTCGCCGCCATGATCTTGAGACGGTTGCCGGCGTTGATGTGCGTATCGAACTCCCGCTCGATCTCGGCGAAGAGCGTATCGGACAGCCAGTCAAACCACTCAACCTGGAAGACCTTGAGTAGCGCCATATCCAAGACAACCGGATGAGCGTCCGGGTGGCTGAAGAGGTTCTTCGAAGATACCGGTGTTGGTGGAGAGAAGACACCGGACGTGTCGAGGACTGCCCCTACTGGGGCCGCGATCTTCTGCTTCTTCGTCTCTTGCAGGCTCTCGAAGAACGCCTCGTCCGGCCTCTTATTCACGAGCTCTCCTAGCGGATGATGTGAGTCGCCTGGGCTGCGAGCGGCCTCAGCTTACCAGCGAAGTGAGATCCGATCTCGTACGCAGGATGAGCTCCGAGTATACCCAATCCGGCGAGTTCGTACTTGGCGTGTGACTTATGCGTCTGGTCCATCGCTGGGTTTCGGAGATCCTTCACGCTTGGGCGAGCAAGGACACCGAGCCCTGCCAGCTCCGCTCCGGCAACTCCGAGGTTCGCCAGCTTGGTGTGGATGACACCAGAAGCAGCGGCCCGAAGCGGGTTGGTCCCGGATGACCGAACTCCGCCAACGGCGGGTGCCAGCTTCTTCACGGCTCCAAGCAGCCCTCCCCGATGGGTCGGGTTTGCCTGAGCTAAGTGCCCGAGAGCATTGGCTCCATTGTTGTGGTAGACGCTCTGTGCGAGCTGAGCATGCGAGTCGAGCCCAGCCGCCAGCTTGGGGAACATCTTCATCGCCGCCATCTTCACGGCGACATAGTCCCCCGGCACATCGTCTCGCTCGGCGGAGTGCCGAACGAACGCCTTGAAGGTCTCGATGTCCATTGATTACTCCGTGCCAGTAGCGGAACGACGATCACTCGCCATGCGAGCGAGGACGAGCTTCTGCGGCTTGGGTAGCGCCTCGAAGAAAGCCTTGGGCGACTTGGAGAACTCATCGGCGAACTTGGCGCCGAAAGTCTTGGTGACGAGATGGTGGCCGTTCATGGCCAGATTCTTGAGCTCGGCCTCGTCGGTCCTGGCTCCCAGCTCATCGTAAGTCCAGGTCGCGGAGGCGAGCTTCTCCTTCGATGGGCCGAAGGTGGTGTACCACGGATCCATGAGATTGGTGCCCCAGTGGAAGTGGAGGTTGGTCATGTGGTCGAAGTCGCTGAGAGCCTCGGCGAAGGTCTCCGGCGTCACGCTGGCCCGCTTCTCGAGCAGCATGTCGAGAGACGAGCGGAACTCCTCCGGGACGAGGTTGCGACGGACATTCGTCATCTCGTCGACGTCGGCCGCATAGGTGGTGGAGCCGTACCGCTCGATGTCCTCCGAGATCGGCAGGCCCAGAGAGGCGAGCTTCTGCGCCAGCTTCACGCAGTAGGTGTGACGATCGCGCGCTGCGAACTGCTGCCAGTTCTCGTCGAAGTAGGCCGATGCGGTCTTCACCTGGTCGTAGGTATCGACCGGGTAGTGACCTCGGAGGAGCGTCTCGACCGCCTCCGGCTCGACGTTGGTGAAGGCCTGGCGAGGATCCCATCCAGAGATGTCCATGTGCGGGGCCTCGCGCCAGCCCTTCTGCTTGGCGACCACCTGGCCGGGGGCATCACCGAAGGCGCCAGCGGTCTTGACCATCGCCTGCTTCATGTTGTCGGTCGAGCCGGCGTGGTCGTCCTTGATGGTCTCCTTGGTGGAGAAGTGGGGGATCTGGATGAAGTTCGTCCCCTGCGGAGAGTCGTAGTTGACTCGGGACTTGAGGTCGTGATCCTCCTCGTCCTTGCCGAGCTCTGGGTTGTCGTGATACGCCCCGTTGTCCGTCTTGGGCGAATTGAACTGGATCTTGTTGACCTTCGCTCCTCGAGCGTACGGTGTCTGGCCCTTCCCAGGAATGCCTGAGACGCCGTTCTTGGCCGCCTCCTTCAGCTTCTCTGGGATCTCGAGCTCGTAGTGCTCGCAGGCATCGATCAAGTTCGAAGCCGCGACCTTCACGGCATCGGGAGGAAGAAGGTGCCCCTGCTCGAGCAGGTAGACGACGGAGAGGGCGGTGTTGCCCTTGTCGACCATGGCGAACTTCTTCATCTTGGTGCCCTGGTCGAAGAGGACGAGAGCGAAGGCATCGTCCGGCATCGTCTCCTTCTCGTCCGCCGTCATGCGATGCGCCGTCTTCACGAACTCCGGCATTGTCTCTGCCGTGGGGAATCGCGAGACCAGCACCTCGCCTCGAACATCATCGTACTGATCCACCACGAAGCCTGCGATTCCGCGCATCTTTCACACCTCTCGAGGAGAGCCTGGGTCTCATCCTACGAGGACTGACTGTCGGGTGCAAAGCAAAACCTCCGAATGCAAAAACTCCAAATCCCCGGGATAAGGGCTTGGAGAGGATGCCATTTTCTTTCACTGAAGGAGGACAAAGTGGGCAACGAACCAGCCGGAGCACCGCATTGCTGGGGGAAGCAATTCGGCGAAGAAGACGATGAATGCAAGAACTGCCTGTTCGACAGGACGACATGCCGGACCGAGTCGATCAATCACCGATCGATGCTCGACTCGTACCGGCGGCAGGGAGGGTCGATGCTGCCTCAACCTCGCTACTCGCTACCGATGTTCCCGCAACAACCACAGCAGCCGCCACAGACCTTCTCACAGCGGTTTGGGTACAACTCGGGATCGGCAATGCCTCAGCCGCCACCGACGAACTATCCTCGACCCGCGATGCCAGCGCCGATGCAGGCTCCCCAGCAACCTTCTGTGGGGTACGCACCTCTGGCCTATCAGCAGAACGCTCCGGCCGGCTGGAATGCTCCGATCGTGTATCTGCAGAGGCCGAATCCCAACAACCCGGGGGTGTGGCAGTACTCTGGAGAATCAACGAGATCTCGACTGGCAAAGAACGTGATCCTGTCCGCACTCAAGGCCATTTTCGAGGAGCTGTGGAGGTTCTTCGCGAACTGGACTTGGCCCGTTAGTTTAGGTACAACGTAGGATCTTCTTCGGGCTGGAAGGAGACAATGTCAAAGCTTCTGCTGCCGGTGCGGGCACCGGATAAGGCGTATATCGATCGCCTGCTGTGGCTACCCAAGTGGGGAATCCGGCAGCAGGCGATCACCGACACTCTCGAATTCTGGGATGTCGAAGATCGAGATCCGGTGCGCGTTCGCCTGTGGGAGGACTCACCTCACCACATCGGCGTGCCACGGGAGTTTCTCAAAGTCTCCGACTACCAGTCCTACCCATTTCCCTTCGTTGATCTGACGCCCCGATCGTTCCCCAAGAGTGGGCTGTCGACGAAGATCGAGCTGCGCAATCAGAAGCAAGCCGAGGCCTATGCAGCAATGCAGGCCAACCCCAATGGCATCCTCAACCTCGGCTGCGGCAAGGGTAAAACAGTCCTGGCACTCAAGCGTCTAGTCGAGCTTGGGTGTCCAGGACTGGTAGTTGTTCACAACTCGTATCTCTTTACACAGTGGAGAGAGCGAATTGAGGAACACGTTATTCTTCCAAAGGGGGAGAAGATCGGCGTCATCCAGGGCAAGGAGCTTGACTGGGAGAGGCCAATCGTAATCGCCATGATTCATACATTGGCGCTGCGGGCGAAGGAGAAGAAGCTCCCTCCTGGCTTCGACCGGCACTTCGGGGTGGGCATCTACGACGAGGTTCATCACCTCGCAGCCAAGCTGTTCTCCCAGACCGCAGCGACAGTCATGGGATACCGTCTTGGGCTAACCGCGACACCGCGGCGTCTCGACGGGCTCGAGTACATCTACCACTACCATCTGGGCCCAGTCTTCTACACAGACACAGAGCAAGACCTGATTCCCAGAACCTACTTCCAGCTCACCCCAACGCAAATGGATCTGGGCAAGAGCAACAGTGAGGTGAGGGATGTGACGGGAGAGCTCAGTGTCTCGATGATGCGCTCCGCGCTTGGAAAAGACGACGTGGCCAACGAGTTCCGCTGGCGCTGCATCATGGAGGCTGTGAAAGAGGGACGGAAGATCTTGGCCGTCTCTCACTCGAAAGCGCAACTCAAGGCACTACACGAAAAGACACCCGGCTCTGCAATCATCATCGAGGAGACGCCACAAGAAGAACGATCTGCACTACTGAAGCGCAGCCAGGTGACCTACGCCATTGCTCGTCTTGGCGTAGAGGGTCTGGACGACCCGCAGCTTGACACGCTTTTCTTTCTCACACCGTTCTCGTCGGAGAACGACCTGGAGCAAGCGAAAGGGCGCATCGGCGCCAGAGACCCACAACTGAAGAAGGGCCACCCTGTGATGATCGTCTTCGATGACGTCCACATCCCGCCCTTCCATGCGATGTGCAAGAAGCTGAAGTCGAAGCTCAGGAGCTGGAGCTATCCGTTCCAGGTTCTCAACGCACCCAACTTCACGTGAGGTAGTCATGCAGAAGCTGGAGCGGCTGCAGGCCCTCGTCAATGAGTGGTCTAACTGCCAGAAGTGCCCACTGCTGTGCAATGAGAGGAAGAACGTAGTCTTCGGCTATGGGCAGTTCGACAAGGTCCCGATCTACGACCATAACATCAACCGCCAGATTGGCTTCGGCGGCCAGGTCCTCATCATTGGTGAGGCGCCCGGCGCCAATGAGGACGAGCAGGGTCATCCCTTCGTCGGCAAGTCGGGGATGCTGCTGAATCAGTACCTCGCCTCTGTCAGCGCCCGCCCAGAGGTCAGGGAGAAGCTGGCCGAGATCAACAAGGAGTCGAGCTCGGAGAGGACGCAGCGACTGGATTACGAGCTCCGCCAGCTCCTCATCCAAGAGTTCTTCTTCACCAACGTCATCTCCTGCCATCCGCCAGAGAACCGGGATCCGACCCCTAAGGAGGTCGCCGCATGCCGGCCGCGGTTACTGGAGACGATCTACATCGTCGACCCAGTCATCATCATCGCGGTAGGCCGCATCGCAGTCGAGAGCTTGCTCGGCAGGAAGATCTCCATCACTGGAGTTCGTGGTGAGCTCTTCGACGTCCCGGTTCCAGGGAGGCTGCTCGGCCGCAACCTGACCTACCCGCTCATCGCGACGCTGCACCCCAGCTACTTGATGAGGAAGAACGACTTCAACCAAAAGGGAGGAGAGGGGGCCAAGACGTTCCATGACTTCTTGCGGGCCGTAAAGCTTGTGGACGACTACAACTTCCGCAACTTCGGCATCCCGCATCCAGACCGCCGGGAGGACGAGTGATGATGACCCTTCAGGCCTACGTCAAGGAGCAGATCCGACTGCTCAACAAATTCGAGCAACATTGGGAGAAAAGATCTCTGCGACAGCCCAAAGAGTATCCATCCGAATTATCGGCTGGAGACTGGGACGAGCAGTTCGATCTCTTTACCGCGAACAAGGAGAACGGGAAATGAGCGTCAAGGACTACACTCCCACGCAGGACACCCAGAATGTCGTCAACAAGTTCCTCTCGGCCGACCAGAAGTACCAGGCCGCGTGGGCCGAGTTCTACGATCGCCATCAGCAGGAGATCGACCAGCTCGACCAGCTCCGTGAAGAGCGCAACGTGAACCTGGACGAGGCCGGCAAGATGCTCCGCAGCGAGGCCACCCGCCTCGACCCGACCCGCTACAAGACGTTCAAGTTCGGGCCGTTCCAGGTCTCGAAGAAGTTCGGCTCGGACAGCTTCCGCGCGGTCGAGTTCGTCAACCTCGCCAAGTCGCTCGGCTTCAAGAAGCAGATGGAAGACGAGGGCGCGATCGCCACGAAGATCGAGATCAACCAGGAAGCGGCCAACGAGTTCCTCAAGAAGAACGGGCTCGAGAAGCAGTTCGCCACCACCATCGAGCCCGGCCTGGCCATGACGCCGGCGGTGTCCGGTCCGAAGCCGATCCCGGCATTCGGTCAGGAGCTCAAGGCCGGCAAGTGAACATCGACAAGGAGCAGGAGGAGAAGCTCGAGGCTGTTCTCAAGAAGATCGGTAAGGGAGATGGACTCACCGACGAAGAGCTCGAGCTCGCCATCGACTTTCACAAGGAAGCGGAGTGGCGCCTCAAGCTTCTCGGTCCGCATTTTCACTTGGCTTGGAGAGAAGTCTACTTCAGGCTGACCGCGTTCGAAGAGTTCAAGCTGAACCGGCAACGGAACCACGGGCGCAAGCTCAAGTGACCACCAAACCTCACCTCCTTCGGGAGGTGGGGCTTTTCTTACCTAGGAGCGATAGATGCCGAAGATGGGACTGGAAGCAACGCTGGACGAGCTGGAGAAGGGCCAGACCTGGCCTGGCACCCGTGCCTTCAAGTTCGCCGTTCCGATCGATGACCTGAAGAAGTACGGCCTTCGCAAGCCGAAGGGGACGCCGGACGAGCAGCAGTACATCTCGATCTGGCAGCTCGACATCTGCGAGCAGGGCGGCCAGCCGGCGTCCTTCTGGGGGTTCCGGCTGCTCGACGCGGCGAAGAAGGCCTACGACATGAAGTATCCCAACCAGGCGGTGGGCAATGGGTCGTGAAGTGACGAGACAGGAAGCAGGCGAGGAAGGCCTCATCATCACCGTCGCTGGCAAGTGCAATCGAGGCAAGACGACGGTGGCTCGCTTCATCGAAGAGGCCCTGCGTCGGGAAGGGTTCGTGGACGTCACAGTCTACGACGACCCGCGCGACAGCATTCCCAACAAGGCATCCATCGACCAGCGCATCGAGGCCACGAAGAAGCGGACGGTCTACATCGAGACTGTCCAGCTCAAGGCGCGCCTCTCGCGTGGAATCGAGCCCGGAGAAGTTCCGATCGCCGAGGACTAGTCCCATGGAAGTGGTTCTCCCTCACACAAGCTTCACTGTGCGACGCGTCTACAGTCAGAACAGTCGTGACGTAGACAACGAGGTTCTTGAAGGAGAGGCTCCCATGTCTCAGCAACAGCAGGACTACTACAAGGCGATCATCGGGGACGGGCTCGCTCGCGTCTCCGTCGGGCGCGACATGAGCGAGATGGACTTCGGCTCCGGCGGCAAGGTGTTCGTGTCCGTCTCCCTCGTCTGCAACCAAGATGCGCAGACCGTCAACTACGCCGTGGGGTTGGCAGCGCAGATCGCGGACTACCAGATCGAGCAGCACTTCCAGCAGATGAAGCAGCGCTGCGAAGCCATGGGGCTCCTCAAGCCTGCGGCGCCAGCAAGGCCGGCGTACTGATGCTGGTGTCCAAGTCGAAGTGCCGGATCGTGGGCATCGAGCTTCAGCAGGCGCATCTCAACTTCGTCAATCCAGCCCTGCCCCCGTTGACGGCGGATTTCGTCCTCATCCGCGATGACGAGGAGCGGGCTGGGTTGCTGCAGCGACGGCTGGAGTGGAGTCCTCGCACTCTCGCCGCGCTCGCAGAGTTGCAGGATGCGATGGAAGCGGAGACACTCGAGCACGTGTTCGAGCCGCAGCCACCGCAGGAGCAAGCACGAGAACCCGAGCAGATGTAGCGTGATAGCAGTTCAAACTTGATCTCCTCTCCCGCCTGGGAGTAGGACTACAGTTTCGCGAGGACCCTATGGGGAACCACGACGATCGCCGGGGCAGCAACAGATCGATCCCGCCGGCGATAAGCCCGTCCCAGGCAGGTGAGCTTAGCCGCATGGTCCATGAGGCCCGCGGCAAGTCCCTGGACAACGAGAAGCGCATCCAGGCACTCGAAGCAACGGTCAACGACAAGAGTCAGTGGAACAATACGGTGCGGGAGTGGATCGGCAAGCAGGTGCTGGTCTACCTCGTCACTGGCGACAATGTTCGCGGCGTGCTTCGAAGCCTCGATCGATACACACTGCAAGTGGCAGGACGGATCTATGACAAGGATGGTGACTTGCTCGTCGGCGCCGAAGAGAGCGAGCTCATCATCCACAAAGGATCGATCGCCGTTATCTGCCAAGACAAGTAGTCGCACGCAGTACCCGTGATCCAGGCACGGGAAAGGGAGGTCGCGATTCATGGCAGCGCACGTGGAGTACGCGCTTATTTCGCGTATTTTGGACTATCAGGATTTCTTCACAGTCCAGAAGGCCCGCATCACCGAGGAGTTCTTCCTCGAGGCGCTTTGTCGCCAGGTCTTCTGCTTCATTCGGGATCACTTCACGAGCCGATACACCTACGGCTCGGTCCCGAGTTGGGAGATCGTCCTTCAGCGATTTCCTGCCTTCCAACGTGTCTACAACAACGACACGGTCTCTACCCTCTGCGAGCAGCTTCACACCTCGAAGCTCTCCATCCAAATCAAGTCGCTTGCAGAGCAGCTCTGGGAGATCGCCGAGCAGAATCCCAGAGAGGCGCTCAGCCTGGTCCGTGCGAGCTCATCCCAACTCTCTGGGATGCACGAGCGGTCCAATGACTTGCTCATGTCGGACGCCTATGAAGTGCTCAAGCAAGAGTACGACTTGGTGGCCAGTGGGCATGGTCTCCTCGGCATCCCGTGGCCGTGGGACGTGCTCAATGACGAGACCCAGGGCCTGCAGCCAGGGCAGTTCATCGTCCTGTACGGCCGACCCAAGAACATGAAGACGTGGGTTGGTCTGGCCATCGCATCTCACGCCTATCTACACGCCCACCAACGAGTGCTCGTCATCTCGATGGAGATGTCGTCCACCGACATCCAGCGACGAGCCGCATCGGTCTGCGCCAAGGTCGACTACCAGAAGTGGCGCAAGGCCCAACTGCAACCGTACGACAGAGACCGTCTCTTCAACTGGCTGCAGTTCCTCAAGCAGGGCGAGCGCACGGTCACCAACGCGGGTGGCAATCACCCGGAGTTCTTGGCCATGTCCGGCATGGGCGAGGGCATCGGGCTGGTGCAGGCCAAGATCTTCGAGTTCCGCCCGACCCTTGTCGTGGTGGATGGCCTGTACCGCCTGCGGAACGACAGAAACAAAACGCGCTCCATCGACTGGAAGGATGTCACGGCTGTCGTCCAGGACCTGAACGAGACGGCCAAGACCCTCAACATCCCCATCATCGGCATCACTCAGGCCAACCGCTCCGCCGCCAAAGCCTCACCCAAAGAGGCAGACGTCGCAGAGCTCGCGTTCGCCGACGCTCTCGGCCAGGAGTGCGACATGGCCATCCGGGTCAAGAAAGAGAAGGACCCGCAGACCCACGAGCCGGAGGTCATCATGAGCTTCCCGGCGGCTCGCGAGTACGAAGTCGAGAACATCGTCATCCACGGCATTCCCGGCGTGAACTTCGGATTCAAGCGAGTCTGGGTCCCTCAGGCTGACCCGAATCAGGGACAGACCCAGCAGAGCAGCAATGGCCAGAAGAACGGTGCCAGCAAGAAGTCGAACGGCCAGCAACAGATGCTCCCAGGTGGCGGGCGCATGGCACCAAAGCCTCCCTTCGCGCAGTACTAGGAGTCGGACATGAGGGACCAGGTCATCGCGGTGCTCGAGCGGCACCTCGACCTGGGGAACTATCGTTTCTCGGGCGACTCGAACATCAAAATCAAATGCCCGTTCCACAAGGGTGGACAGGAGACGAAGGCCTCGTTCTCCATCAATGTCGATACGGGCATATTCCAGTGCTTCACCTGCCACGTCGCCGGCACCGTCAAGAAGCTCCTCTCCATGCTTGGTCTCCCCAAGCAGACGGTGGATTCCGAGACTGCGGGCCTCAAAGCTCTGTTCGATGCGAACCTCAATGCCCTGCGGCACCGACGCAGGACGGATTGCATCAACAACAACCCGTTCGAGGCCAAGCACATCCTCCCGGAGATGATCCTTTCGGCCTACGAGTTCCTTCCAACCAAGCTTGTGGAGGACGGGTTCGATCCCACCATCCTGCAGTACTGCGAGGTTGGCTACGACCGCTTCAACAATCGAATCACATATCCGATTCGGGATCTCTATGGTAACTTGGCGGGCATCGCTGGTGGTCGAGTGTTCGACTATCAGGAGCCCAAATACCTCGTCTATTTGGGTAAGAGGAAGGAGCGAGACACAGGCCGTGTCATCCCCAGCAACTTCGGTCCGTGGTTCGACGACGACTACCAGTACGAAGGGTACGAGTTCGACAATCACGACTACCTGTGGGGACTCGATAAGGTCTACCCTCGCCTCTTCTTCGGAAAGGAGCCGCAGACCCTAGTTGTCGTTGAGGGCTACAAGGCGGCCATGTGGTGCATCCAGGCTGGCTGGGTGAACACGGTGGCACTGATGGGCAGCTCGCTTTCGTATCGTCAGAAGCAGCTACTCCTCAGGGTCAGAGACAACAAGATCGTCTTCTTCCTCGACAACAACCAGGCAGGGAGAGAAGGCACCAGGAAGATCGCATCCGAGCTTCACAAGTTGATAAATGGGGTCTTGATTGCCTGCTACCCCGACGACGCTCACGAAGAGTGTCAACCGGACGACCTGATTCCTCAGGCCGTGTCCTCGGCTATCGCAGGCGCTGTGACGTACCCCAATTGGAGAAAGGGACAAGCTCATGGGAATTGGTAGCCTCCGGCAGGGCGCGAAGAAGTTCACCGAGAACAGCAGCAAGGGTGGGAAGGGCGGGAAGGGTGGCTTCTTCAACAAGCTCCGCATCCCCCAACTGACTCCGCAGCTTCAGGGCATGCTCCGGCCCAACGAGAGCCTCGGCGAGCCGATCGTGCTCGTCCGCCCCGAGCCGCTCTACGACGACATCTACGACGTCGATGACCACGGCAACTGGAAGGGCACGAAGACCGAGGCTCTTCACTTCGTCCAGCACCAGGTCAAGCGCATCGAGAACGGCAAGGAGAAGTACGGCGACTTCCCTTGCTCCGCCGGCCCCAGCCCGCACGCTCCTCAGAACTGCGTCGGGTGCCAGCAGAATGACGCTGGCAATAAGACCGTCGGCAATGGCCGCCAGCAGTGGGCCTTCAACGTCAAGCACCTCGTCCCCTACCACGAGATCCCGCTGGTCGACAAGAAGACCGGTCAGATGCGGATGAAGCAGGACAACAGCGGTCCGGTGATGGTCCTGCAGCAGTGCCAGGTGGGGACGCCGAGCGAGCGCCTGTACGGCATGAAGAACAACCGCAATGGACAGTGCGAGCACTGCCAGCGCAACATGCCGCTCCTCTACGGTGCTCCGAAGTTCCTCCAGCTCGGCAAGAACCATCTCGAAGAGCTGCTCAAGGTCGACACCTTCCTCGAGCAGACCTGCGCGAACTGCATGACGCGCCTCATCAAGGTCGCCTTCGACTGCGCCCGCTGCGGCAACGAGATCCTCAACGTCGCCCAGTCCGGGTTCGTCAACGACCAGCTCAAGCAGTTCGCCGAGACGCCTCAGCAATGCCGTTCTTGCGGCCACGTGGGGCTGGCGAAGCCGGCCTACGAGTGCGGCTTCGATCCCAACGGCATGTACAAGGTCCCCCAGGGCGGATGCCCTCAGAACGTCGAGCCGCGGCCGATGTCGATCTTCGACTGCGTGCTCTTCGTTCACAAGGAAGGTCAGGACACTCAGACCAAGCTCGTGATCTCCCCGCCGACGCCCATCCGGTTCTTCCGAACCCACACGGGCAACACGGATCTCGAGCAGTTCCTCCAGCAGCCGCATCTCGTCCGCGGCATCAACCTCGTCGACGCGTTCAAGCCCATCGACCTGGAGGAGCAAGCGAGGATTTGCGGGGTTCCCAATCCCTTCGCCCCCCAGCAGCAACAGCAGTACCAGAACTACCCGGGGCAGCAGGGCGTGGCGCCTGGTCAGTACGCTCCTCCGCCACAGCAGTACGGCGGCCAGATGCCTCCTCAGCAGCCGCAGTATGGTGCGCCGCAGCCTCCTCCGTACGGCGCACCGGTGCCGGGCTACCCGCCTCCGCAACAGCAGCCGTTCCAGAACAACGGACCGCTGCCTGCTCAGCCGGGTGCGGGTAACATGCAGTACCCGCAACAGCAGCCTCCGGGCATGCCGTTCGGCGGTCGTCCCAACTTCGGAAAGCAGTAGCCCAAGACAGGAGGGTCCTCTCCTTCCCTCCTGATGTCTCGCCACGTGTGGCCCCGAGCGTGGGGAAAGTCGGGGCGTTCTTTTCACAATAGGTGACTCATGACCTGGAATGGCAAGAAGACTCTCTGCGTCGACTTCGACGGCGTGGTTCATCTCTACGAATCGCCGTGGACTGGGATTCACGTTGTCTCGGACAAGCCGCATCCCAATGCATGGGACGCACTCGCCCAGTATGTCGAGCACTTCAACGTTTGCATCTACTCCGCTCGCTCTTCCGAACCGGCCGGCATCGAGGCGATGAAGGCGTGGTTCGTGGAGCACGGCTGCCCGGCGGAGGTCTACACCAAGCTGGAGTTCTCCTCCACGAAGCCGATCGCTTTCGTTTATCTCGACGATCGTGCCTGGCGGTTCGAAGGCATCTTTCCCAGCGTCGAGGAGCTCAAGGACTTCAAGCCCTGGAACAAGCGCTGAGCCATGAGCGGCACGTGGAATCTCATCCCGAAGGCTGAGTGGATCGAGACTGACGCACAGGCCCAAGAAGCGGCTGAGTACCTTCAGCAACACGCTCGAGTGAATGGGCTGGGGACCGATACCGAGACCACGGGCACGAACCTCGTCAAGGACGTGCCGCTCCTGATGTCACTCTCGGACGGAAACCGCCGATTCGCGTTCTGGATTCAGAACCTCTTTCGCTGGAACTGGCTTCACGAAGGTGTACTCCGCAACCCAGAGATTCCGAAGGTCGGCACAAAGATCAAGTTCGACATGCACATGTGCGCGAACATCGGAATCCACATCGAAGGCAACCTGGAAGACACACTCGTCATGGACTGGCTCTATGATGAGAACCGCACTGGTCGACACGGCTTGAAAGAGACAGCCAAGGACCACTGCGGCCTCGTCATGAAGGACTTCAAGGAAGTCTTCCCGATGAGGAAGGCGACCAAGAAGGTGCCAGGTGAAACTGCTGGCGACGCCATCATGCGAGTGATGGCTGACCCGGTGGAGAGTCTTCGCGGCATCGAGTACGCCGGCTTGGACGCTTGGGGCTCTGTACGAGTCAAGATGTGGCTGAGAGAGCAGCTCAGCGCCATCATGATGTTCCCCGATCGCTCTCTCTGGCAGCACTTCTGCGACACCGAGATCCCCTTCACTCGCGTGCTCTTCAACATGGAGCGCCGAGGCATCACCACCTGCATCGGCCACCTGCGTGCTCAGTCCGCGCCGATGGACCATGACCTGCACGAGCTCGAGAAGGAGATCGTCCGCCACGTCGGCTGGCCCATCAACCCCAACTCCGCGGTTCAGCTTCGAAAGTACTTCTTCGAGCAAATGGGGTACGAGCCTCACCGATACACCGACGGTGGAGCCTCCGGCATCAAGCAACCCTCCACCGATGCTGACACGCTCATCCACTTCAAGGACACCAAGCAGTGCAAGGTATCCTCGCTGATGATCAAGCAGCGTGAAATTGCGAAGGCCAAGAGCACCTATGTCGACGGCCTTCAGGACTGGGTCGATCGGTTCTTCCGCATCCATACGACCCTGAACCAGCACGTGACGGTCTCCGGCCGACTCTCCTCGGTCGAACCGAACCTGCAGAACATCCCCCGCCCTGACGAAGACAAGTTCAAGATCCGCGCTGCCTTCTGCGCCGCTCTCGGCTGCGTGCTGGTCATCGCCGACTACGACCAGCTCGAGATGAAGCTGATGGCCCACTTCTCCCAGGACCCGGAGATGATTGGCGCCATCCGCTCGGGCAAGGATCTCCACTGCTACACGGTGGCCCTGATGTACGGGGAGAACTATGAGGAAGTCGCCGAGGCGAAGCACTGCAAAGAGAAGAAGATGACGCTGACGGATCGTCAGAAGCATCTCCTCCTTCTCCGCCAGGCCGCCAAGAACACCGGCTTCGGTCTCATCTACGGCATCGGTCCGATGAAGCTCGCCTCTCAGCTCGTCGACGCGAAGGTCTTCCAGCCTCCACGGAACGAGGCCGAGCTGAAGGAGAACATCAAGAAGGCCAAAGATCTCATCAACAAGTACTTCATGGCGTTCCCCGGCGCCAAGGCCTTCATCGACGGCACCCACCAGCGGTGCATGGAGACTGAGTATGTCCAGACGCTCATGGGTCGTTTCCGCCGGCTGCCTGGCATTAACGCTAAGGGAGGTGGCGGCGTCGACGGTGAGGATGGCGGCGGTATCGCTGCTGAAGCGCGGCGGCAAGCGGTCAACACCATCATCCAGGGCACCGCTGCCGACATCGCGAAGCAGGCGATGATCGTCTCCGAGTACGACCCAGTCCTCAACAGCATCGGCGCCAAACTGCTGCTGCAGATTCACGACGAACTCATCTTCGAAGTCGAGGATGACCCGGAGAAGGTCAACACCTGCAAGAAGCGCGTGCAGGACATCATGGAGCATCCGTTTGGACCGGACTTCGAACTCTCGGTCCGACTCACCGCCGCCGCGGGCTCAGGCTACACCTGGGTCGACGCGAAGTAGGAGACGACATGAAGTGCGAGATGACGGGCCGGCTCACGGCCCTGGAGAACAGCAAGGGCGGCAAGACGACGCTTACTCTGGACGTCGAAGGGCGGGATTCCGCTGGAAGGCTCATCGAGGGTGAGCTGAAAGTCCACTGCGAAGTGAGGCTTCTGAAGGACGTGAAAATCTCGGACTTCCTCACCGTCACGGTGGAGACGAAGAACCTACTCGCTGAACAGGCCGAGTAATGTTCGTGTACGACCGTTGGCGGCCGGTTGTCTTCTCCGAGATTTTCACAGGCGAGTCGTATTCGTTCTGCGATAAGTGCGGCAAGAAGCAGGACCCAAAGGGCGTCAGCAAAGAGGGATGTGTCTACTGCACCCCCAAGAAGCCGGAGGACCCAATCATGGAAAAGTACGGAGTCGATACAGGAACCGACCCGGGCGAGAAGATCGCCAACTCGAACAACAAGTGCCCTCGGTGCGGAGCCGAGCTCGACAAGGATTCGCCCGTTCCCAAGTGCCCGGTCCACGGCACGGAGCCGTGGGAGAGGAAGGAGCAGTAGATGGCGTCCGCAGCAAAGGAGAAGGCCAAGAAGGAGAAAAAAGAAGCCAAGGAAGAGGCACGGGCAAAGGCGCCTATCAAACCGAAGGCGGTCAAGAATGCCCCTCTCACCCGTGCCGAGCGCATCGAGCTTCTACGGACCGGCATCAACAAGGCCTTCGAGGGGAAGGGTGCTGTTCTCTGCGGCGATGAGATCTCCAACGTCTTCACGCTGCGCCGGCCAACTGGAATCATCGACCTGGACATCTCCATCGGTGGAGGGTGGCCTGCCGGCGGCCTGTCTCAGATCATCGGTGAAGACAACTCCGGCAAGTCATACCTCGCCAATCGCACCATGGCCGAGGTTCAGAAGACCTACGGTGACGAGGCTGCAATCTCCGTCTGCATGACAGAGCAGAAGTACGACAAGGCATTCGCGAAGTGGAAGTGCGGCATGCGAATTCCCATGTCGCCGATGGAGATTCAGATGCTGGAGCAGGCGAGAGTGAAGGATGGCCTCCCTCCCTTCACACAGCCCGAGATCGATTGGCTCAAGGACAGGGTCGGCCACTTCCAAGAATCCATCTTCCAGACTGCCGAGCAGGTCTTGGAGGCCGCTGTTCAGCAGGTGGAGGAGAACGTCTTTCAGGTCGTGCTCATCGACTCGTTCGGCGCTCTCCTCACTGCTGCCGAGGCCGAAGCCGAGGGTGGGCTCGAGGACCAGCATTTCGCCGGGGCCTCGAAGGTCATCACCGGCTTCATGCATCGGCTTCATGCCGCGCTCAACTTGCCCGATCGTTACGGTAGGCCGAACACGACCACCGTCCTCGGCATCAACCAGGTTCGAGAGAATCTGAAGGCATCGGGGCCGTACGCCAACACGCTCCAGATCTCCGGCGGCCGCGCATTGAAGCATGGCAAGTTGGTCGACGTCCTCTTGAAGAAGGGGTCGAAAATCAAGGTGGGTAAGTACCCGAACGAGACCATCCTCGGCAAGGAGATCAACTGGACCGTGCTGAAAGGCAAGGCTGGTTGCCACGACGGCGGGGAGGGTGAGTACCGGTTCTACTACGGCGAGCACGGGTACGGCTTCGGGGCGGACATCTATCACAACCTCTTGCAGTGCGGGGTCAAGACAGGCGTCATCGAGCAGAGTGGTGCTTGGTACGGGTTCCAGAACACGGCTATCTGCCAGGGTCAGGACAACGCCGCTCACGGCTTCATGGCGAATCCGCCACTGGTGGAGGCAGTACGCCAAGCCATTTTCGCCAAGGTGGGCCTCAGCTTCATCACGAAGGAGACGTTCTAGGAGGAAGGTATGTCGTTCTGCGAAGACACCACTTGGCAGAAGGACCACAGCGATCCAAAGGATCCCGTCCACAAGCATGAGGACGGCACGTGGTGGTTCTTCGACGAGACTTGGGCATACGAGCAC